GGGTCGATGTACAGGCCGTCTGCCCGCTTGGAGAGCTTGCGGTTGGTGCTCACGGTCTTGAGCATTGCCCCCTTGTAGCCCGCCGCAGCCACCTGCGCCCAGTCGATAAGGCCCTGATACCGGCTCACGTCCACAAAGCGATAGGGCGGCGCACCGGTCCAGCCGGTCACAGCCTCTGCCCCGGGGGGTTCGGGAGGCTCCGGTGCGGGCTTTGCCTCTTCGGCATCCTGCTTGTCCCCGGGGCCAAAGATGGCCCGCACCAGCTTTTCCAGAAGTTGCAGCAGCTTACCCATCGTAGTCCTCCCCCGTGATCTCCTTATACCGCTCTGCGTCGATCTCGCCGTCGGTCACCCGCCTCGCCAGCTCGGCTTTGACTCTGGGGCGGCGGCTTGCGGGCATCTCTGCCCAGGTCTTGGTACCGGCAATCAATCTGTTTGCCCAGATTTTGTCCATTTTGATGTCCTCCTTACTTGTTGACGGCGGCATCCAGCTCGCACAGCGAGTCTTCGATGGTCGCCATCCGCTCTTCCGATGCCATGTCCTGCTCACACAGGGCGTCCTCAATGGCGGCCACCTGCTCCGGGAGCTTCCGCAGCTTCTCTTTTTCGGCCTGCTTCTTATGCTGCTCCTTCAGGCTCTGCTTGTTGTAGTATACGCTCATCCGATAACACCTCCGATCATGGTGATATTGCCGCCGACGCCGGAAGCTCCTCGGGCAATCGTCACCTTGTAGTTGAATGCAAAGCCCCGGGCGGCGGTCTTGTTGGTAAAGACGTGGTGTACAAAAGCCCGGCTCTCGCCGCGCTGGATGTCGGTACAGTTCTCCCACACGGGGCTGTCGTCTAAGGCGTTGTTGGTCATTTCCACGCTGAGGCTCAGGTCTGTCGGCAGGGTGCCTTCCAGCGTCATGGAGGCTACCGTAATGGTGTCGTCTGCCGTCAGCGGCTGGGCCAGCGAGAGGACGGCACGGGTCACGTTTTTGGTAAAGGTAGCGGTCCACTCTGTCGTGGTCTTTCCGTCGTCCGCTTCCAACACCAATTTGTTCTCCCCGTTGAGGACCTGCTGGAACAGCGCCTTCTCGCTCAGGCGCTGTACCGTGAGTTCGGTGCCGGAGGCCACGTTTTCGCGGACGGCCATCTCCACACCGTTCACCTTTTCGACGATGCGCATGGGGTCTCCGTCGCCGTCGGTCACGGTGTAGGACAGAGTAAACGGCTCGTTCTTCTCGCCCAGTGCCACGCCGCTCTCGCCCACATCGGAAGTGATTTCCGGCGGCTGGTTTTCCGTAGGGAAGCCGTCTTTGTCGATGTACAGCGTCTCCGGCAGGGTGAAACAGGGAAGATAGCCGATATTATAATTGTAAGCCTGTTCAAGATTGAAACTAGCCCCACTTGCGCTACTTACGTACATACCATTGGCAAAGTAATATATACTATCGCCGTCGCTATCGGTACGGTGGTCCGTATAGGTTGGTCCAGGGCTTCTTGTCCAAAAGGCACCATAAGAGCGTATGGCTTCTAATCGAGTACGTGCCGCAGTAGAAAGAGTCGTACCGTCCGAATAGTTATAACTCCCAAAGCGCGATACCCCCAATTCCACTGACGAGATTGCAAAAAAGCTAAAGCCAGCACTGGTCACATCCATATTATAACTAGGACTGCTGTTGCCAAGAGGATTATGCAAGCTGTTAACATGGATTTTCGTACTCCCAATCCAGCTTTTCACAGTCGTTGTGAAGTTGGCCAAATAAGTATTCCTATAATATGAACACTCCAAACAGCTGGGCCAATAAGAAGCGTCGGACCTACTATTTCCTGTTCGTGTGCCTTTCGTCGCCGGACTCTCCCGGCAAAACATCGTCCGCCCTTTGCCGTTCAGGCTGGACTCATAGTTGTGGGCCAGCACGTAAAACTTGACTTTTGTGCTGCCTTCCATCAGGTATACAAAGCCGTCACCAACGGCTAAGTCTTTGATCTGCATATTTCTGATCCTCCTTCCCCTTAAAAATCAATGCGGCTCATCGCCTTGTTCCACACTCCATCCAGTGCCACGCCATCCAGCGTATCAAATGCCGAGACGAAACTGATACCGTTTAGATCTGTGCCATGCACCATCTCCAACAGTTTGATGCGCACGCCGGTGGCCGCAGCGTCCGCCGCCGCGCCGGAGATGGTGAGGGTCTTGTCGGTCTCGATTTTGATAGCGTTGATGCGGTCGCCGGTGGCTTTGGCGTCTGCGGGTGCGCCCTTGACTGTCAGGGTGGGGTCGGTGGTGACCCGGCCCTCGGTCTCCTTGGCAAACTGCTCTGCCCGTTTGGCGGACTCTGCAGCGGCAGCTTTGGAGCTTTCAGCGGCCTCGGCCTGCTGTGTGGCAGTCTCGGCCTGCTGCGTGGCAATGCCCGCCTGCTGTTCTGCGGTCCGGGCCGAGGACGCGGCGGCTTCCTTGGCCTCGGCGGCAGTTTTGGCGCTGGCTGCGGCCTCTTCTGCCTTTTGGGTGGCGGTGGAGGCAAAGCCCTCCACATACTCAAGGCTCTCAGCCATCGCCTCCCGCACCTCGACGCCCCGCTTTGCCTTGCGGATGTCGTTGATGTTTTCTTCAAAAGTTTTGTTCACAGGCTCTTTACCTCCGTAGGCTCGTCATAGATGACGTCCTCATCAAAATAAAAATCGTCCCACAGCCAATCTGCGCCCGCGTAGGCGGTTGCATTGTACTTGTAGGGATTGCACGTGCCAGTGATGGAAAATGTGCCGGTATGCCGGTCTCTGCTCTGGGGCGACACTGTCCACAGGCCCACCCAGAAGTTGGCCGGGTCCTCGTCCAGTACGCAGCGCAGCCACTGCCCCTGCAAGGCGTTTTCGAGGACGCTCTGCACCTTGCGGCGCTCATCCGGCGGAGCCTTGCATTTGAGGTCAAGCCGGATGGTGCGCTGGAGGTAGTGCACCTTGCCGTCCACAGCCCGGGTGAGGTCGAGCAGGAAATCGCCGCCCGGAACCTGCACCAGCTTTTTATCCGGCTCTGCACCGGAGATGAGCGGGCTTCCCACCAGCAGGTAAAGGCCGAGGTCGTCCAAGGTGTGCAGAGAGCCGATTTTTGCCCCCATGAGCTTGCCCATAAAAATCACGCTCCTTTACATAAAGCCCTGCAGCGCCTCCGGGCGGCAGGCAGTATCATCCTGCACCCATGCGCCTGCCGCCGTCTGTCGGTATCCGCTGCCAAAGGTCACGCCGCTTTCGGACGCCTTGACGTCCCGCCGCTGGGCCAGAGCGCCGGGGAAGAGGATGGAGTAGGTCTTGCCGTTCACCGGCAGCACCGCAAAGGCTCGGCCCCTGCCCCCGGCAGCAGCCCACGCCGCGGCGTCTCCGTCGTAGGTGAGCAGCACCGCCGCATAGCCGGAGAGGTCTGTGCTCGTGGTCTGGGCCGCAAAGGTGGAGCCCGACCAGCTTTGCAGCTTGGTGCCGTTTTTCACGCCGGAGAATGTCAGGCCGTCCGTCCCGAAGTGGATGTTGGCCGTGATGCTGGCGTGGCCAACGGTCATGCCGGAGGCGGGTGTGTAGTCGATAAAGTCGCTGGCCGTCTTGCCCGCCTGTGTGGTGTCCACCTGCGTGGCGCTGGCGTAGCGGCTGGTGGATGCCGTCTTTTCGGAGAGCTCGTTGGTCACGCCAAGATTTGCCACGGCCCGGTCAGTGAGGGTGCGCCGGGTCATGCCAAAGGTGTACTCCTTCTTCTCCGGGTGGTCGAGCGGCTCCACAAGCTTGGTGCAGAGCATGATAACGTCGATGCTGTGGGGCTTGCTGATGATATGGGCAAAGCTGGCAAAGGTCAGCCGCTCGGTATCATAGCCCGCGTCCACAAGGTCAACGGCCTTGACCTCATAGCTCATGGTCATGAGGTCGTTCTTTTCCAGGTCCTGCACTGCGGCGGCAAAGGTGGCGTCGCTGCTGTCCGTGTCAAACTCCCTGATCTTGGAGACCACGCCAAACTTTTTTACGGCCTCGTCGTTCTGGATCCACCCGTACTCCCGATTCCAGCTGTAACCTTTTTTCGGGAGGTACTTATCAACGGCGCTCTGGCTCGTGCCGTTGATGCCGTAGCGCTCTTCGTGGGTGCCGGTCGTCACAGTAGTCGAGCCCCACTTAAACCAGAGGAATTTGTACTTCCACTGGGTCTTGGTCTCTTCGACAGTGTGCTTGTTGCCCATCGGCCAGATGCGGGTGAAAAGGTCGTTGGTGTCGGTCTTTTCGGTGAAATCCAGCAGATTCACGCCATATTCGATGTTCTGGGCGGTCTGCCGGTCAGCCTCGTATGCCTGGTCACAGTAGTTGAGCACGTTCATGCCGGTGGTGGAGTTATAGGTGCAGTAAGCGTAGCCGCCGTAGGTCTTGAGCACCATTTTGCTGATGATGTCCCATGTGCTTCCGTAGTCCTCACCCACGCCGTACTGGTTGCGGTCACCGTAGCTCACCACAAGGTCGCCGAGGGCGGCAGTCACCCTGCCCAGCTCAAACTTTTTCATTTTGTCGTAGCTGGTCTGCTCCTCGTAGCCATTGCCGCCGGAGATCTGGGAGTTGTGGGCTTTGATGAGGTATTCCAAAAAATCTTTCAGCTTGCCCTCGTAGTTGAAGGGGGTAATGCAGCTGTCATTGAAATAGCTGAGAGCTCCCTCGCAGTAGATGACCCGGCGGTTGAGCCAGTCGGCTTCGTGACTGAGAACCCGGCCCCGCCATATCTCCTTGCCGTCCTGATGCACCGCCACAGCGGTGGACATCTTCTGCATGGATTCGTAGCAGGGGTGGGTGCGCAGCATGGTAAAAGTAAGGCTGCCGCCCTTGCTCACCTCGCGGGTGAGCTTGGGTGACAGCACCACAGCCTGCCGGTTGCCCGGCTGATAGACGGTCAGCTTGTTTTCGGGGTCGCCGTAGGGATACGCAAAAATCTCGTACATCTCAGTTACCCCTTTCTGCAAGCATCTGGATATGGCCCAGCTGGTCGTTCATGCCCGGGGCGAGAGCACCCACAATGGTGCCGTCATCCAGCACGATCTGCTGATTTGCCACGTCGGGCAGATACTGCTCCACTACGGTGCTCAGTTTTGCAAGCTGAGCCTGTATCTCCGCCTGATATTTGGGGACGGAATTGTTGTTGGGGTTGTAGGTAAAGGGGTCGCTGCGGTAGTCGTAGCCCGCAAAAGCCCGCTCGTTGCCGTACCAGTAGGCGTCCTGAATGTCCAGATAGCTCATGGCGCCAGACGGGGCGCTTTCTGCCGCAGCAGACGAAGACGAGGACTTTTTGCCAAACTTTTTGCCGAAGAAGTAGCTGATCCAGCCGATAGGGCCGGTGGCCGCCAGAAGTGCGCCGGAGAGAAGCTTGCTTCCCAAAGAGCGCTCTTCACCAGAATCCTCGCGGGCGCGGGCGTTCTGCCCCATTTTGAATCCTACAACGCCCTCTGCGATAACGGCCAGCACAGCAAGGCACTCCGGGAAGAAGGAGGCCGCTCCGCCCGCTGCGGACGCAATGGCCTGCCCGGCCCCGGCTTCACCGGCAGCCGCCGCAGCCTTTGTACCGCCGCCGAACAGCTTGAGGATGCTGCTGACGATGCCGCCGGAGCCTCCGGTGCCGGAAAGACCCTTCATGGCGGCGGCAAAGCTCTGCACTTCTTTGGTGGAGCCGTTGACCGCCGGGGTGATGCCGTTGCTGAAGAGGCCTGCAATGCTCTGCAGCGCCCCCTGAATGCCGCCCTGCGCGTAGTGCTCATTGATGGCGGTCATTGCATCGTCTGCCCATTTCAGAATGGTGTTTCGCTGCTCTTGCGTCACCTGTCCGAAAATGACCTTTACCACATCCCCGGCGATGGCCTTGCCGTCTTTGTTCTTGATGTCGGTAAAGAGAGACTTCACCAGCCCGAAAATGCCTTTGTCAGACTGCCCTTGGATCTCGGAGATATACTTTTCGGTGCGGGAAAGCGCAGCCTGGATGCTTTTTTCGGTCTCTTCGGTATCGACCTTGGTGTTCTGGAGCACGCCGTCGATATAGGTGTTGATTGTCTTGGTGGTCTGGGCCACGCCGTCGACGATGTTTTCTTCGGTGACGGTCTCAGTCTTTTCGATGTGCTCGGAGCCGTCGGCGTATTTTTTGGTAACCTCCTGAATCGCTGTTGTCACGCCGCCCTCTACCTTGCTGGTGGTGCGGGTCAGGGTGGCCGCCAGCGTTTTCGACATATCGTCGTATGTCTTTGTGGTTTTGGTCACCACGCCGTTGACCTTGGTCTCCACCCGTTTATAGGTGGTCTCGATACCATCAACCATCTCCTTGCCGGTCTCGGTGGTGGTCTCGGTGATGCGGTCTTTGATGCTGCCCGCGCTGTCCTTGACCTTTTCGCTCAGAGTCTGGATGCTGGTGGTCACGGTGCCGAGAGCATTCTGAGCGGTAGTCGTAGCCGTTCTGGAGATGGACGAAATGACCGTTTCGGTGGTGAACTTTGAGCCAGGCTTGCCGCTGGAAGAGCTTCCACCGCTGCCGCCAGTGGGGATGGAGCTGCCACCGGAGCCAGCGGCAGCAGCAAGCTCAGCCTGCCGCTCAGACCAGCTCTTGTTGCTGATGCCAACGCCATTTAGTGCTGCCTGCCTGCGGCGGTCGCGGGAGTTTTGCTGGTCCGTTGATGTGCGGTAATCCTCGTAGCTGTCATAATCGGAGTAGGCAGTTTTGCCAAGGGCCTTGTTTAGGGCGTAACTGGCTCTATCCAGAGCGCTTACAGCCGCCGAGCCCAGCCTGCCAAAACTGCTGATAATGGTGCTGATCGGGTTGTCCAGGCCAAGAATCGCTTCGCCAAGACCTTTCCACCCATCCTTTTTGTAAGCGTCCTGCGCAGCCACCACCATATTGTTCAGATTGCCGATGACCACGCCGATTCCGCTGCTCAGGTCGCCGGTCATAAGGCCCGCCAGCTGGCTCACGTTATCTTTCAACGTGGATACCCGGCCATTCATTGTCTGGCTTTGGGTGTCCATGGCGTTGTAATATCGTCCGCCCTCTTCGCTGGCCGCGATAAGGGCCTGCGACAGCAAATCATAGCTGATGGTCATATTCTGGACTTCCTGCACCGATTTTCCGGTGTAGTCGGCCAAAACCTGATAGATATTGATGCCCGCATAGGCAAACTGCTTGATGTCGATCGCGGATGCCTTGCCCACGTTGGCGATCTGCTGCAGGTTTGCCGACATGCGGGACAGCTCTGCATTGCCGCCTCCTGTGGCCGAAACAGCGTCGCCCAGAGCCATGATGACCTTGCGGGAGTAACCCGCGTTTTCGCCGGCGCTGATGAGCAGCTGATTGGCCTGTGTCAGGCTCGCCACGTCAAAGGGGGTGCGGGCGGCGTCCTCCTGAATGGCGTCCATGGCCGCTTTGGCCGCCTCAGCGCTGCCCAGCATGTTGGTAAAGCCAGTGGTGTAGCTTTCCAGCTGGGCGTTATACTGGATACCGGTCTGGATAAAATCCTTGGCCGCAGACAGGGCCATGGAGCTTACTTTGGAGATGACGCCGGTAAGCAGGTTGGCTTTGGTGATGGCTCCGGTGAGAGAGCCGCTGGCGGTCTCAGATGCCCCGCCAAACTCCGTCATGCCGATGTTGGCTGATTTCAGAGCCGAGGTGGTCTCTTTCAGTTCGGCTCGGGCAGAGGCCAGAGCGGCTTTCAGCTCCTTGGTCTGCGCAGAGGTGCGCCCGGTCTTTTCAGCCGATTCGTTGTATCGCTTTGTCAGCTCGGCGACTTTCTGCGCTGCTTTGCTGTACTCGGAGCCCAGCTCCGTGACAACTCTTTTGGTGCTGTTCTGCACGTTTTGGATGCTCTGCCGGTAAGCAGAATCATCCAGCGACAGAGTCGCTTCCAGATTAAAGATGTTCAGGGCGTTTCACCTCCTCCGCACAGCTCCGCCAGAGCCTTTGCATTTTCGGCGGTAATCTGCTCCGCCGTGCGGGTGTCTTCTTTGGTGTGCAGCAGGGGGAAATGCTTGGATGCAAGCCCGGAGTAAAGGGGCTGGATGCCGAGATACTGCCCGATGGCGTCGGCCACATAGTCCCGGAAAAGCTGCGCCTCCTGATGCCTGCGCACCTCGGCGCGGATATGCTCCATGATGTACGGCTTGCCCAGCAGCCGGAGCATATCCAGCCGGATGGTGGATACCAGCCGCCGGTAGCCGTCCGCGCCGATCACATCAAGGACTGAAAAAAATCCATGAAGTCCACGTCCCGGAGCGCCCGGCTCATGGCAGAGGCCAGCACCCGGGTAGGCGGCTGCTCCTCGTCCTTGTCCAGCACCACGAACAGGGGCAGGATGCCGAGGGTGAGGTCTGCCTTGTCCGTGTAGAGCAGCTTGGTCATGTCCACAGCGTTTTTGTTGGCCTGCGCCCGGCACTTTTCCAGCCGCTCTGCGTCCGTCTCCGTGCCGGTCAGTTCCGGCTCGCGGCCCAGAATGTCCATCACGCCGGAGTCTGCCACGTACTTTTTATAAGCCTGCGCGCACTCATAGGTGCGCTTGAGGTATTCGGTGCCGTCGAGATCGATGATATTGCGCATATGTCCTCCTTAGTCCCCGGTCGGGGCCTTGACGATCGAGTAAAATTCCATGGGAGCCTGAGTGGGATTTTCCAGGTCGGCGTAGCCGGTGAGAGTGATCTGCATGGAGCCGCCGCCGCGGTGAGCCGTCTTGAGGCTCAGGCCGCCGGAAGAAAGGGCATTGAAAATTTTGCAAACCAGAAAGCCGCCGCCGATCATAGGGCCAACCCAGTACAGCTCCCTGTAGTCCTTCAGGGCAGCCTCGATGCGGGGGACCACATGGGTGGGGTCGTCCGCATCGATGTCAGCCGTGCCGATGGCCAGCTTGAGCACGTCGGGGCTTGCGTTGGGAGTGGTAAAGGCGATGGTGGCGGTGGTTCCGGTGACCTCATTGCCCTGCTTGGTGTTGGTGGGTGCGTTGTCGATGTCAGCCAGCGTATCCTCCATGCTGTTGCTGTAGGAGATGGTCACGCCGCCCTGCGTGGCGCATACGACATTGGTGCTGTCGATTTTGGGGGCGGAAAGGTCAAATGTGGAAAGCAGATTGCCGGAGCCTTTCGGGATGCTCTTGAACGCATCCGGGGTCAGCACATTGACCGCGAACTTTTTTGCCAGAGTTTCGGGCATAAAGAATCCTTTCTCACGGGATAAGCCGTGTAAGCTCAAAATTGAGGTATTCGCACAGATAGCCCTCGGGCGGGTTGTCGAGCGGCTGCGCCCACGGGACGCCTTTGTGCAAAAGAATAGCGCCGCCCCCGCATTCGATGGTCAAGCTATCTGCAAGGGCCGCGCTTATCTTGTCTTCGGTCTGTAAAATAGGTGTCCGGCCTTTGGCACTCGGGTACCAAAGCCGGGCGTGGAAGGTGCCGGACTCATTCCAGCCGCCGGGAATTGTCGGCTGATAGGTCAGATACGGCAGTGTTGCGCTGGGTGGGATGTTGTCTTCTAGATAGCCCGGGATGCCAAACCCGTTGAAAAAAGTGTTCAGCGCCCGGTTGATGCTCTCAGAGGGACCCATTACGGCAGCACCGCCTTTTTGCACTTCACGGCCCGCAGGCCCATGCCGGATTCTGCCGGGGCGTTGCCCTCATCGGCTGCACTCGTCACCTGAAAGGTCTGCCCGTCGCTCACCCGCTTGATGTAGTCCGGGAAAGCCAGAGGCACACCGGTGTTGACCAGCAGCGTATAGGTGGACGCTGTAGCCGCCTGCTCTGCAACCTGAGCCTCCACGGTGGTGTCGTGGCGCTCTACGGCCTCAAATTCCGGGCCGTCCGTCCAGCCGGACACAAAGCCGCCGACGCCATCCGGCTCATAGCTGCGGGTCTTGAAGCAGAATTTTTTGGTAAAGCTCTGCATCACGGTGGATGCAGTGAATGCGTTGACCATGTCACATCTTCCTCCACTGGTTGATCTCAGATTTATAGCGGGTCTTGCCGTCTGCAGGCAGGCCGTCCGTGCCTGTAGCCATCGTGCCGGACCAGCCGCCGAAGGACTGAGATACATACACGCCGCCGGACGGGAGCGCCTTGTCGTAAGCGTCGATTTTTTCGGCCAGCGCGGCAAAAGCGGGCGGCACACGCATAGGCTGCACCGTACCGTTAAAGGTCTCGGCCATCAAATCGCCGTCCCCGGCTTTGTGTACGCCGTCGTTGAAGATAGAGCCACACACGAGGAAATACTGCCCCGGCACTACCCCGGCGGGAACGGTATCCGGCTCAAAGACAAACTCCCCGGCAATGGGGTCGTCTGACCGGTCAAAGAAATTGTGCGTGTAAACGCACAGCTCAGGGACGGTCATGCAAAGTCACCCCCTTGCAGGTTAGACCGATTCACCCGGGGTAATGGTCTCGACAGCGATACCGTCCAGATACTCAGCAAACAGGGTCACGCCCATAATGGCGTAGCTCTCGGAGGTTGCGGTGCTGTAGTTTGCCTGAGTGTGGAAGCCGATGAGGTTGCTTGCCTCGCCTGCGGTGCGGTAGACCAGACCTGCGCGGGCAAACTCGCTATCCGCAGGATCCACATAGTACATGACGATGTTGTCTACCGGGGTGGCAATAACCTTTCCCTTCGCGATCTCACTGTCGGACAGCAGGAAGATGGTGTTGTAGCCCATGAAGTCCTTGATGTACTGGAAGCCGAACTGGTTCTGCACGGTGATATTGGCATTGCCCAGATAGTCGTACACGTCCATCACGTTGACAAAGCCAACAACGCCGGTCACGGTGCGATGCATGGTCTTGAACTTGTTCTCGACCGCGCCCTTGGCATGTGCCAGCGCCATCTGGAAGGTCTTGGGAGTGCCCTTCAGTGTGCCGGTGTTCAGGAACTTGTAGAACTTATCCGTTACCAGAGCGGTCAGGTCGTACAGGAACTCATCATCGGTCTTCTGCACGGCGACACCGTAGCCGTAATTCTGGATCGCCTCAAGGGTAACAGACTTGCCGTACTTGTCGATGATGATCTTGCCGTACTCCTTCTCCTTGACGGTGTACTTGCTGAACGGGATCTCTTCGCCCTCGCCCACGGTGCCGCTCTGCAGGGTGCCCTGTGCATACTTGCTCTTGAGCACGGTGCCAGGTTGCATCCGGATGGGGCGCATGATGCCCAGAATGGTGCGCAGATGGTCCCAGTTGCGCTGGAAACGGGTCACAAAGTCGATTTCACGCGCGGCTACGGTGATATCGGTGGTCATGGTGATATTTTCTTTTGCTGCCATATGTTATTCCTTTCCGCCGCCTGTAAACAGGTCGGCATTTGCTGCAATGGCCGCCTGGCGCTCGCCTGCGTCCTTGATTGCAAAAATTTGGTCTTTGGTCATTTTGGAGCCGGCGTTGGTGGGCGGGTTGTCCACCTTTGCGCCGGTGGTCGTGGTCGTAGCCACAAAGTCGCCCCAGTCAGCCTTCAGGCTGTCGGCGTGCTTCTTGGCGTCCTTGACGTTGCCCTTTTCGTCCAGCTCCAGCTTGTCGATGTCCTCGCCGGACAGCCGCACAACGCGGTCTGCGTACTTGTCCAGCACCCCGGCGGACTTCAGCAGCTCCCGGAATTTGGCTTCCTTGGCTGCGTGGGTGTCCTTCTGGGTCTGCTGGGCCTTGTAGTCGGTCAGCGCCTTTTCAGCGGCTTCCTTGCCGCCGTTGGCTGCGTCCCGCTCCTTCTCGGCCTTGGCGGTCGCGGCCTTGGCGTCATCCAGCTGGTTCTGAAGAGCGTCCGTTTCGGTGTGCAGCATGTCCAGGATCTTCTTCATCTTGCCGCTGACGTCCACAGTCTCATCCTCCAGAATCGCGCGGAGGTCTTTTCTCTCAAGTGCCATGTGATAGTCCTTTCTGCCCATGCTCGGGCTGCCATGCTTGGCAATAAGGTTTATTTGCCGGACGTGCTGCCGGTGTGGTGCCGCCTGTGGGGCTTGAACCCACGGCCCCCGGATTACAAATCCGGCGCTCTGCCAACCTGAGCTAAAGCGGCATAAAAAAGCGGCTGACGCTGTGCGCCAACCGCTGAGTATTAAATTTTACGGCTTTGTTTCCACGCTTGGCAAAACGTCCGTGTGAAAATAGAGCTTGTAGTGGTACGGGTCGGTATGGGTGCCGGTGATGTCCTCTACCACATACATGGTGTAATCGTTCAGGTAAACATAATTTTTTCGGTAGGTGTTAGGCCCTATTTTGACGGTGCAGACCAGCTCATTGTTTGAGTTGTTGGAGATGGACATGTAACCCTCGGCTTCCATTATCACCTTGTCTGTACGGGCATTGTAAACGGTTAGTTTGCGCTCGCTCTCAAAGTAATCCGCCTGCTTTGCGATGTTGTGATTTGCCTTGTCAGCCTCCGAACAGCCGCACAGCAAAAGCGCCGCAAGCAGCATGATAGATGCGAAAATTTTCTTCATGTTATATCTCCTTGTTTCCTTCTTCCGCGGCGATCTGCCGCAGCTCATCAATGTGATCCTCCACCGCCGGGCGGAGGAACGGGCGAGCTTTCATGCCCCGGGTAAAGTGCCACTTGCCGTTAAAGTCCTTCCAGACCCACGGCGTTTTGCGTCCGTTGTCCTTCTCGGCAAAGATGCCCGTGCCAAGCTCAACATAGACGCTGTAAAAGAGATTCGACCCGATGGTCACGGTCTTTTTTGCAAGGTCTACGGCGTAGGTCAGGCTCTGCTTGAGCGCGCCGCCCACGTAGCCCTCAATGCCAGTGCTGTCTGCCGTGCCGGTGGGTACAAGCAGCTGGGCGTAGTCCTGCACCGTCATGCCCCAGATGGTAAGCACCCGCTCCGCCCACAAGTCCAGTGCCTCATGCAGCTGCGGGGTGTTGTCGTTGAATTTTATGTCGTAGTTAAATTTCATGGTTATTTCTTACGCTTTTTTTGTTCTGCGTTGTAATTGATGCTTCTTAAAATCACCTCGCCGGAGAAGTTATATCTGCTGTCAATGACCTGTTTTGCCGGGATTTCGTTCATTTTGGAAAAGTTTTGAGCGCTGGCGCTCCGGTATTCTTTTGCAGCCGCAATCCAAGCGTCATTGTCCGCAGTAATTCTGCTTTTGAGCTCAGCCGTCATTTTTTTGTCAGGGTGATTCCGTTTGAAGTTTGCAATATCCTGTTTGCTCAGTTCTTCTGTGCGCTTGATGTTTGCATCGATCGTGTCAAAAGCGCTCTGGAGTATATCTTGCGCCCACGCAACCTGTTTTTCGCTGCCCTTAATCGGAAGCGATGCCGCGTTAAAAGCAGCTATTCCTCCGTTGCCCGCTCTCGCAGAGCTGCCCGAACCTCTTTTACTCACGGTAATGTCTCCTCTCGTATTGAAATGGCTTGATTTTGGTCACGTTCCAGTCGAACTCCGCCGGGCATTTGCCGTACCACAAAATACCGCTTGGTTGCAGAACTTCCAGCGCCTTGCGGCAGTGTTTGGCAAAGCACTCCGCTTCGTATGGGTCAGATTGTGTGCCGTGGCTCGAAATGCTCACGATGGCGTTTCTAGGCTCACCATCAAAGCACCAGTCATAACTTTGCTCACCGCACCAGCAGAGCGTAGGAATCACATGGATACCGTGCATCTGCCAGTAAGCAGCCAACCAGTGTTTTTTGTAGTGCATAAAAATCTGCACCGCAAGCGGCATATCGATGTAAAGAGAAAAGTCCGGGGAGCACACAGCCCCAAACTGCTGCAGCAGCGGGATGTACTTATCCGGGTTGTTCCAGAACCGTTCAAACTGATAGTCGTCCTTGTAAAAATGCACGCCTTTTGTGGCCTTGTCTTTGGCCGTCAGCGCATAATTGACCGGGATCCATTCCAGCTTGTCAATGCGGATGTCCGTTTCAGGCTTGATAGCAGGGATGCCATACTTGCCAACGCCCGGAAAAATCATTTTCTCGGTGTTTTCCATCGGCAGAATCACAGTTCATCCCTCCAAACCTTACTTTTTCTTCTTTCTAGAGATGTAGCCAATCCACGCATTGCCCTGTTCAAAAGTAACTCCATACGACTTTGTTGTTAGCTGCATTAACTTGTCCCAGTCGCCGCGAGACATTCCTTTGAAATCAAATGCAACTTTTGGGCCTTTTTCCCAAAATGTTGTCATGTAAGGTTCAGAACCATCACCAGTTCTGTATTTGTTAAGGTCAACGCCAACTTGCTTTTTCACAAAGTCAATGGTTTCGTTGTGTGATTTCTTATATCTCGAATTGTCAACAATAGTCGCAAGCTTTCTTTGCCGTTCTGCTTCAACTTTTCTGTCGTCTGTTATCCAGCGGCCATTTACAAATGATTCAAACTTGTGCTCGTTAGCATTTTGAATACTTGCCATTTTGGAACTACCTGAGCCGCGTTTACTCATTCTTGGCACTCTCCTTTCTTCGTTTGCGTTCTTTTGCCCACCACATCTGTTCAGCTTCCGTGCCGCCTTTGGACTTGTACCACTCGGTATAGGTCATATCGGCTACGGTTTTCTTTACGGCCACTTTGATTGGCTTTCCTTTGGCATTTACCATGCCTGTATCCTCATATGTGACAATGTTTTCCCGCTGCATGGCGTTCTGCCGGGGATACTTGCCCAGTGCAGAGGACAGCACACAGCGGCAGTGGTAAACCATCTCCGGGGCCGCGTTGGGGTCACCGGGGTGCTGTATCTCGTAGCCCATGACCTTAAACGGCTCGTCAAGGTCGGCGGTCTGCTGGTCAAGCAGGCGGTGCATTTCACGGGTGCGGTAGTCGTGGGTGGAGTTCCAGCGCTTTTTGACCTCGATGCCCAGAGCCTGGGCGTTGTGCATCTGCTGCAATGCCCCGGCGTTCTGGGCGCTGGTAAGGGCTGTGATGGCGTTGTTCATGGCCCAGTGGATCTCTGTATCAGCCATACCGTTTACGGCCTGCACGGCAATGTCGTGGACGCTCTTGCCCTGCACGATGCCCTGCATGACGTAGCGGTTAAACACCCGGGCGTCATAGGTGCGGTTGCTCTCGCTCTTGATGCGCTTGTTTGGCACCAGCTTGGGATTCTCTTTGAGCAGCAGCTTGACCGCTTCGGTGTTGTACAGGGTCAGCCCGAACGCCACGCCTGCGGCCTGTTCCAGCTCGTAGAAAGCCCAGTTTGCGCCAAAGGAAAAAATGTTGTATTGCTCGTCCCGGGCCAGCTTGTAGGCCGTCTCTTGGGCTGTGGTGCAGGTCTGTGTGATGCCGTCCAGCTTGGAGTGCATCAAATCAGACTGAAAGACCTGATTTTGCAACCAGATGCGGTAGTCTTCCTCGGTGATCTCGCCTGCGGCCAGCTGTGCCCGTTTGCGCTCGTCCAGCGCTTTGTACTTGGCTAAAAACTCGGTCAGCTGCTTCTGCATCTCCCTGCGGGCAGTGCCGTACACCCGGAGGATGCGGCGGCGCAGGCGGTTCAGCTGGCGGGTAGAGATACGGTCACGGTCAGTCTGTTTCATGGATGTTCAGATACTCCACAATCTCACACTCACGGGCGGACAACTTCCATTCCGTTGCCGCAGCCCTCTCAGCCGCAGCCCTCTCAGCCGCAGCGCAATCAGACAGCAACAGGCCTCCGCCAAAAATGGTCTTCCTCGTGGAACGCTGCGCGTCCAGAGAATAAATCGGGGCACAGCTCTTTTTGCGGACTTTGAAATCCACGCCGTACTTGCTGTATCGTTGAAGCAATGCAGCCGTTACAATATGATCCGGGTATGTATACTTTTGGAGCTGTACCGTTTTGGTTCGTCGTAAGCGCTCCACCTCATCGTTTACCAGCTTCGTCAGATGAGGTTCTGTCTGTGCTATGACGTCCCCGCCGTAGCTGGTCACAAAACTTGTTTGGACGATTGCGCCGTTTTCGTACTCAATACCACAGTTGCAAATGATATGGTTCATTCGCATTATATTTGTTCTTCCAGAAAAAGCCGTCAGCGATGGAGCGAACAGAAAAAACGGGATCCCACGGTCGAGATAAAACGTACAGATCTTAGACAGGATTGAAAACGGTGGGTTGTCCAGAACAACAGCACCCTCCGGGTAGTCGAAATTTTCATAATTGCCGCCGGGGTAAAATGGGCGCGCAATTTTGGCTGGGTCGATGCCGTACTCCTTGCAGGCCCAGTCCCGGACAACGGCGTAAATGCTGGGTGGTGTGTAACAATCGTCCGTGGTCTTTTTTGGCTTGAACTTCTCCACGAACTCTTCATAGGTTTCATTTGCTGCCATTGTTTTCCTCCTCTTCCACGGTCTCCCGTGCTGCGCTCTCAGCCATCAGTGCGGCCTTGGCCTGCTCCTTTTGTTCCGGGGTCAGGTTGGGCAACAGGTCAATGGCCATGTCCTGCCCGATGATGGGTGCCTCAGAAATCACCGTTGCGACCTGCTCAGCTGTGTTGGTGATCTTGCTGCGGTTGAATGCCGGCATAGCGTTGTCAAAGCCAGCCAGTGCGCAGATCTGCCGGATAAACGGCTTGATCTGTGCCTCGAAGTCGTCCGCGTTCTGGTTTAGCGGCTCATAGGCTGCATCCAGATGGTCGTTGGTGCTGTCCGCGCTGACACAGTGCACATCCAGACCGCCGAAGTCCTCATACACCCGGGCGTGGAGCAGCTCCAGCAGAGTCTCCCGGGCCGCTACAGGAATCTCGGTGGTGTAGGGGGTGATCTTGCCGCCCTGGCTGGTGTCTGCGCCTGCAATGTGGTACAGATTCAGCTTGACAAGGAACTCCTGCAGCTCGTCATCGGTCATGCCGTTGAAGTTCTCGCACAGCCAGTAGATCTCCGAAAAGTCATGCAGGTCATTGCAGAAGCCGGACATCACCAGATCGGTGTTGTCAATGTAGGCTTTCAGCCCCACAAGGGTGCTCTGGTGCAGGTCGGAGCCCCACAGCGGCACAATGGGAAGAGCGCTGTAGTTTTCGCCCTCCACGCTTTCCAGCCCGCCGCCGGGTGTGGTGACGGTCACGCTCTTGTATGCCTGCTTCGGCGTTGTCTCCTGCATCACATTGCCGATTTTGCTTTCCGTATACTCGGTAAAGCCGTCCAGCTCGTACAGGATATAGTGCATATCCGTGTCAGGATTCAGCCGCCAGAAACGCACACCCGCCTGCAAAAGGCCTGTCTTTTCATCGTACAGGGGCGCGAACTCGGTCAGCTTGAAAATCACCAGATGGTCGTTGTTCCAGAATCCAAAGCTCTCACCGTGGATCAGGGCGAAATATCCGGCTTTCTGGATCTGCTCGTCAAAGTTCTGCCCAAGCTTGCCCTTGTCCACGCCATCGTCCGCAAAGACCACGCCGTTTCCGAGGGAGTATGTGGCTCTCTGCTTGTTGAGCCGCCGGAAAAGATTACTCTTGACCATATCGGGGTGCAGGACATCCTGCTTTGTGTTTTTGGACAGGCGTTTCAGCATCAAAGCGTAAGCCTGCGCGAAGCGTTCAGCCCCCGGGTTTTTCTGGGCGTCATACAGGTCAGCGTCCAGAGCTATCTTGTAGGGCTCGGAAGCGCAGTGCTGCTTCACAAAGCGCCGGATGAAATCAGGCTGTTCCCCGGCGGCTTGCGCCTGCTGGAAGGTCTGGAATGTGTATACAGTGCTCAAAATCAATCCCTCAGTTTCACAAGGCGCTTCGTGCGCACAAAATATCGGATGGCGTCCATACAGTGGTCGTTGACCTTCAGCACGGTGTCGTCTTTATCTGGATCCCAAGCGTATACGCCGAACTCTTCCAGCGTGTGCTTGCAGTCTTTGTAGATCTTCAGCCGCCCGGTCTGCAGCATGGTCTGCACGTCCAGAATGCCGCTCAGAACGTCGTTGTTTGCCGGGGTCTGGGTGAAGCCGTTCTTGCGCAGCTCTGTGATCAGGGGCAGGGCAGAGGGGTCAACGATGATCCTCTCCGGCTTGAGTCCGTTCAGCCACGCCTTGAGGTCTGTGACGTACTCGCCCACGGTCTTTTGCCGCTTCTGCTCGCGCCCGCTGTAGTAGTACTCCCGGGTGACGATCCAGCAGTCTGCCTCGGTCTGCTTCTGGATCAGGAGAAAAACCGTTGCATTCTGGGTTCCAAAGTCGCACGCCACATAGGCGCTTTTCGGAGACAGCTCCGGCAGCACGTCAACAACATGCTTCTTGCGGTCGAACATGTCATAAACAAGACCCTCGGCCACCGTCCACAGGCCCAGAATGTAACGCTGATAGAAAACGCCGCTGTACTGGCTGCGGTATCTGGCCTTGATGTCTTCGGCAAGTGACAGGTTATCGTCCATCGTGAAATGGAGATACATCATCTTGCGGGAACGGCACTTGCGCACCCACTCCAGATAAAACCAGTGCTGTGGGCTGCCCGGGTTGCAGTTGAACCAAAACTTCGACCCGGTGACAGAGCAGCGGGCTGTGGCCTGATTGACGAAGCTCTGCGGCATCAGAGCCACCTCGTCAAAGAATGCCCCGGCCAGCGTGATGCCCTGGATCAGGTCTTGGCTGCTCTCGTCTTTGCCGCCGAAAAAGTAAAATTCGTTGACTTTGCCGCCCTTGCTGACGGTCATGCAGTTTTCTGCCCGGTGCTCCTTGACGTTGTAGCCACGGGCTGCAAGCTGCTGCTTAAGCGTGCCAAGCACGTTGCGCCGGAAGCTGGCAATGGTCTTGCCGCACATGGCAAACTGTTGGCCGCTGTAGCAGGTCATCGCCCACTGGACAAAGGAAAAACTCATGGCGAAGGTCTTACCCGAACGGATAGCGCCATCGGCAATAATGCCGTTGTAGCCGCTGTATGCGCTCTGCGGTGTCCACCAGCTCAGGACCTGCTTTTGCCTCTGGCTGAGGACTTTCCAGCGAAAGCCGTTACTTTTCCGCATTGTCGTCCTCTTCCTTTGGCAGCAGATCCACATCGTCAGGCGGACTGAGGTCTGCAGCGGCGTTCAGGGCCTCTACAAGCCCATCATCCGGGACTTCTATGCAGCTTTGATCTCCCAGCATGGCAAACTTATCCACGATGGTGCCGAATGCCGTTGACAGCTGCGGCAGTGTTGCTTCTGCGATCTTGTCCGGGTCAGCCATCGCTTTCAAGTACAGCCCGAGAAGCTCTTGTGCTTCTCCTTGCTTGCTCTCCATGTAAGAAAGCATGTCCTTCGAGTTTTCCCGCTTTTTTTGTGCACACAAGCGCGCACTCTCCGGGTCCTCCTTCACAACTTTCTTAACGGTCGCGTCTGAAACATCATTCAGCTTTGCGGCTGCACGGTAGCTCTGGAGCTGCACATAGTCCGCAACGATCTTCTTTTTTTGCTTATCTGTCAGCCGCCGTGCGCCCACCGCCACCACCTCTCTAAACTCATGCAAAAGAAAAACCGCCCGGAAATCCGAACGGTCAAAATATCGAATGTGCCGCCAGCTGGATTTGAACCAGCACCCACGGAATGGATGTGCGCAGTGGTTGGCTGTGCAGTGATGTTCCCGTGGTATCACCAATGTTGTCCCGCCTTAAATGGGCGGCGCTCTGCCAGTTGAGCTATGACGGCATATAAGCAGCACCCGTGCATTCAGTTTGACGGACAGGCATAAAACGGTAGGGGGCTGCTGCACCCGGAACTTTCGCGGCCGGATGCCCCGCTATTGCACTCCCCGCTTTCGTCAGATCATGCAAGCACTCCCGGCAGGACTCGAACCTGCAACATGCGGTTTTGGAGACCGCCGCTCTACCACTTGAGCTACCGGAGTATAAAACACCGCCCTTGGACTCGAACCAGCCAGCAATATCTCAGCTGACACGCGCTCCAAACTGCGCTCAGGCGGCCATATAAAACAGCCCTGGCGGAGAACCAGGGCTGTTGTTTGACGCACATCCCGTCGGGAAGTCTACCCACACCCTCAGGGATTCAAAGCTTTCTCTCGTGGCACGGGAGGTTAAGCGTGCAGCTTTGTGGGGGATGATTCCATGCGCCATACGGTGCGATACGGCGGAATCGAACCGCCTCCTGTCTCTCGTGAGCGACAAGCTGCCTTTGTGTCAGTGTATCGCATAGAAGCAGCCCGCAAAACGGTGAAGGAGAACAGGAAAGCATGAAAACCTGTTACAAAGAAGGGACCGTTCTGGAGGCTGCGTGGCAAGCGGCTACCGCTTAGCGCTGAACCGCTTATTAGAATTTTACATCCAAGCTTGCAGACTTGAAAAGAGCTGACCCCTTCCAAAATCACGCTGTGTTTTCTTGTGCATGTTGTACACTTTGCACGTCAGAAAACTCGTCCCATATCTCGGCCAAGGCCATACATCCGCGTTTGATTCGCCGGTAGACCACATCTTCCCCGCACACGCCGACTTCTTTTGCGATTTCCTTGTGAGATTTTCCTATGACATAGTGCTCGCAAATCGCTTCGGCGCATTCCGGCTCGGCCATCAGGCAGTATGCCCGCCGGGTGGCCTCAACACGCAAATTGCACAGGTCCGTCTCCATCCTCTGAAGCTGTCGGCGTTCGGTGTCCAGCCGCTCTACAGCGAAGCCCACCTTGTCCCCATTGCTACCACCCGCAGGCATCCCGCTCAGGCTCTGGGTGCATTTTTCTGCCACGTCCCGGATGCGCTGTATTTTTTGCTTTTGGACTTCGATAGCCGCCGCAAGGTCGCGGCACTGCTGAAACCACGCCTTGACTGCCTGGTAGTCCACGCCGGCGCTGGGCTTTGGTTGCTCGCTTTCAGGTGTCCATGTGTGGATCATGCGTGCTCCTTTCTTTGAAATCGCAGCAATATTCAGGCGGATTTATGTATCCTTCGTCTTTGTCGCTGCCCTGACAGATATAGTGATATCCGGATTCTGACGCCCCAAATTTTTGCTTTAAAAATACGCACCGGTCGCAAAGGCAAGGTTTCTTGCGGTTGAGCCACCGCTTGAAATATTCAATCGGGTCACCATCACTAAGAATAAACCAGATGAAAAGCCCTGCAAGTGTTGCCATGAGCAGCGTGCTTGCAACTTCAAACAGCGTATTAAGCATTTTATCTCTCCATTTCTTCAATCTCAATTTCCACCCGTGGTTTCTCCCGGTCAAGCTCCACCCGGCTACCATCGTGGGCGGCGACGATGCGACTGTTATCGTCTGCCAGCACCCGGGCTTTTACCAGGATGTCTGTGGTCGCCTCGATGAGGTTTGCCAGATCGACCCGGCGGGCTGTCTTCATGTAGTACACGCACCTCACGTTAACGCGGGCAGAGATAGGGCTGCGCGGCCTTTTGATTTGCCGCAGGCAGTCGGTCTCATAATCCACGTAAGCCTTGCTAGGGGCCACAAAGCGCCCGCCCGAGCGGCTTTTGAGGATGCGGGCAGAGTTTTTCTTGGTGCGCGGGTCGCCGTAGAGGGTCAGCTTCATCTGCCGTCCTCCACATAGTACCAGCTTTGCGGCGGACGTTCGATCCCGAACGCTTCTCCACGGCAAATCAGCTTTTTTGCGTCCCATCTGCGGCAGGTGCAACAGTCTCCGCGATGCGTACAGGGTTGTATCGCCCAAAAATCTTTAAGCTTCACAGGCTTATCGTAAAATTTAAGTTCTGAAATGTGCCAGAAAAACAGATTGTCATGAAGTCTGTTTTTGGATGCGTAACGGTGCAGTTGGAAATATGGCACACATGAATCTTTTGTAAAACATTCATCCAGTCTGTCCTGATATGCCGGATATGGAATATCGACCTCTTCAATGGAATCACAGACAAACTCGCCAATCACCTTGCCGTTCATCTTCTCCATCCCGATTTTGGGCAATTTCATGCTCCAGTCATATGAACGGGTGCAGTAGATGTATACCTTGAACGGTGTGTCAAGTTTTGGGCGGGTTCTTCGTACCTCAAGGGTTTTCTTTCCGCTCAAAATCAGCTTGCACCAGTTAGGTTTGATGCTTATCAGAACAGCCTTCATTTTTTCATCATCCCTTCCATTGCCAGCTGCTCGCACTGCTTTTCAGCTTCCCTGCGTTGCTGGTCATACTCAAACAGCATATCTGCGTACTCATTGCCCACCCGGCGGATGGCCGTTTCCAGCATCTCCGTCACAAGGTCGTGGTACTTGTCCGCGCCCTTGCGGCTGTTCCTGGCAGCTTCCCGGGCTTCCAAAAGGTCGGTGAGCTTGTCCCGCCTGTCTGCGGTGATGTCGCCATAGCCGTAGGCATCCTGGATCTGCTCCATGCTTTCCCAGCCTTCCAGCTCAGCAAATGGGTCAGCTTCAGCCTTTGCCATGCTGCGGGCTTTGGTCTTTTTCTTGACGTACCGGGTCAGCCCGTCCTGCATCACGGCGCGGGCATCGTCCATCGCCTTGCGGACGGCCTTGACCTCCCGCTCCCTTTTGAGCTGGTCGGGCTGGCTGGCCCACTCGGCCATCAGCTCAGATTTGGTTTTTGGTTTCATCTGTCCGCTCCTCCGTTCGCTCCCATGTACTTCTTGCGGCCACGTTCCCGGTGGCGGTCCTCGTGGTCGTAGTGGTAGACCTTGCCTGTGTCCAGCATCTCTCTGGTGTAAGCGGCTTCTGCGCCGCGCTGGCGCTTAAACTCGGCGTACTTGGGGCATGTGTCGTGGCACACCGGGTGACGAGTGGGGCAGTCTTTACACGGTGTCATCGTCATTTTTCAGCACCTTCGGCGGCATCGGCATCCAGCCCACCACGGGGCGGTCTATCTGGTTGTTGTAAACGTCGTACGGGTTGAAGTGGCGGTATTCCCACCAGCCTTTTGGGATTTTGTAGTCGTCTCGCTCCTCGTCGTATGTTCCCCAATCGGGAAGGTCTTCCCAATACCATGCGCTATCTTGTAAAAAAACGCTCCCATCTTCATAGTGCGCTGTCGTAATACTGTATCCGTCAATATCGTTGCGGTACAAAATCAGCACTTCGGTTTCGACTTCCGGAGGGTCCTTTTCAGGGTCGCGCCATGCGGGAAAGATGTCTTTTCCCCGCAAAACAGGAAGTTTTTCAACCTTTTCTCGTGCCGTACGGAGGGTAAGCGAGATAATGTTCTCTGCTCCTACCTCCCCTATCGTGGTATATTCCAGGCTCTTTAACACAGCCTCGCGCCGGATGTATTCAGTCATTATAAAAGCCCTCCATTTTGCGCCCGCAGCGGCAGCAATAGGCATGTTCCGCGTGCCGGTCGAATGTTGTAAAAACCTCTTTGCGTCCGCAGTTCCCGCACTTGCACTCCGCACCATCTGCCATGCGCCGCACAATAATCCACTTTGCCGTCGGTCGCAAGCTCTCCGGGTCAATGGTGGGCGCCTCGCTCACCATATCTGCGCAACATTCAGCGGTGCTTTCGCACTCGTTTGTGGTTTCGCGTCCAATATACAGGGCGTATTCTTGCATTTCTTTTTCAAGAGGGGTTGCGTTAATCAACCTCACTTCATCCATTTTTCAGCACCTCCGTTCTCACCGGTTTGATGTCCCGATACTCGGGGTAATGGTCGCCCGCCAGCTGGCAGGCCCTGAACTCTGCCGCAAACTGACTCGCGGCGTTGATGCGGTATGTAAGCGCCGCGTTCCCGTGCGGGCCGCTGCACTCTACGATGACTTTGTATCTAGGCATTTCGTCCTCCGTTCTGGTTTGCCTACCCAAGAAGCTTTCTTTCTTTTCTGGACTTGAGCATCCGGGTGCGGGCAGCAAGGCAGTGCTTCGCCAGCATCTGCTCACCCTGGGCCTTTTCGATGGCCTTTTTCCACGCCGGGAGAAGCTGGCTCTGCCAGCTGCACTCCGAAATCACCTCGTGGAATGTCTTATAGGCCATCTTATCCGGCACATCCTTGAGCGATGAGTTCGCCCAGATCTCCGCGATACTTGCGCGGTTCTCTGCGGTCTGAGGCCGTCCAAAATAGGCTTCAGCGTCCGCAAGGAGCTTTGTCATCATCTCCACTGTCACGGTTTCACCCCCTTGAAAATATTTGCGTATGCTTCTGCGGTGCTTTCTGTGGCTTGCTTCCCGCGAGGCTGCTCTTGTCGGCGCTGCTCATTCGCTGCCACGTCCCCCGGGGTGCGTATCCCGTCCCGCTGCCAGCCAGACAGGATGCCGTTGATGTAGTTCCACGAGCGTTTCCCAGCCTCTGCGGCCTTGTCGATCGCCAGCAAAATCATCTCCGTGCTGTACTCCTGCCGCCATTTTTGCAGTTTTTCCAGCGCCGAACGCGGGAAGTCGCCGATAGCACGTTGGTAATGCTGGACGATTTTTGATAACTCCATATCAACGGCGGCGGTGTTATCGCGCTTTACAACATCTACATCTACATCCCCATCTACATCTACATCTACATCTCCATTTACATCTACAGTTATTTTTGTTATGTCGTCATTAACATTGTTATCGTTTGTTATTTTTGTTATGTCTTCAGGCTTTCCCCAGCGCTTTGCCATACCGCGTTTTCCGGCGTTGCTGCGTTTCTTGCGGGTTTCATCCCATTTTTCAGACGCCCGTTTTACGTCGCTGCACATAAATTTCCAGTTGCCCCGCATCCCGCGGTCTAAAAATTCGGGCTCTTCTCCGGTTTTGGCATACCGTGCAAGAGCTCGCATCAACTGCCCAACCTCTGCGTCGGAGTATTCTTCTAACGCGTCGAACCAGCTCAGATACGCCACAAATGACTTTTTATCGTCCTGTGCCACTCAATCACCTCCTTTGCACGCCCGTATAGCCAGATAGCACAGCTCTCGGCTTAGAACGGGAGGTCTTCGCTGTCGTCGATGACCGAGAAGTCGTCTGCGCTGCCCTGCGAATACTCCGGTACGTTCTGAGACTTCTGCGGGGCGCTGTGAGCGGTGTTTGCTTCGCGCACATGATTTTCCGTCTGCTGGTCGAAATCTCGCACAGCGGGCTTCTCTGCGGCCTTTCCGCCGCAAAAGCTCACCTGCGACGCAAGAACCTCGGTAGCTGTGCGGTTGTTGCCGTTCTTGTCCTGGTACTGACGGGTCTGCAAGCTGCCTTCGATGGCGATCATGCTGCCCTTCTGGAAATACTTGGAGACGAACTCGGCGGTCTGCCGCCACGCGGTGACGTCGATAAAATCGGCCTTGCG